GAAATCCGCCAGGTGGGCGCGCAGATCACTGAGATCCAAGCACTGGTCGATGCTGCGCAGGGGGTGTTGGGGCGGGACGTGATTTTCCAGATTGAACGAGTAGAACAGGCGCTGCTGCCCTCCCGGTAACTGCCCCATCATGCTATTCGCCCCCGCGCTCGCTGACAGAGCAATTTTGCCAACGGCATGGGGAGGACGCTACTTTTTCAACAGAATCGGTCATAAGATGACCTTCGGTTTTCGTCCGCCACGCGGCGAGCAGTTCGTCATCATGTTGCTCGGTTCCGCCAAGAAAGACGCAACTGACTTCGACTTAGAGGCGGCGCTCAACCGCCTAGGCTTCTATCGGAGGGAAGAGTCATGACCGACCACGCAGAGCTGCGGAGGGTGGCTGCGCTGGCTCATCCAGACGCCGAATGGTTCATCGCGCGAAACCTTGATCACCCGAATATCGACAAGCCGGCAGCGTCATTCATCGCCACCGCCACCCCCAAGGCCGTCCTCGCCCTGCTGGACGAGATCGACAGGCTCAAGGCGGAGAACGAGGCGCTGAGGGGAGCGCTACAGGCCGTGGAAGCCGAAGTCGACGGGAATCTCCGCCCACTTACCCGCGACCTCGTGAACATGGTCAGCGGCTTGAATAACGGCACTCACCCGAATGACATCTACGACCACTGCGACGAGATCGAAAGGATCATCGGAGCAGCCCTGGAAGGAGACAAGCAATGAACGACCGCGAACTACTCGAACTGGCGGCGCGGGTGGCGAGGTACAGGGTCAATGAAAAATTCCAGTCCGAACGCGACTCTATATTTGACCCTGCTACCGCAAGCCTTTGCCTTCTTGGTGGCTGTACCGCCTGGAATTCTCTCACCGATGACAGTCATGCGCTGCGGCTGGCTGTGAGGCTCGGACTCGTAGTCACCCCAGACCGAGATAACCAGCGGACTCTGGTATCGAACTCAGCAGGTCATGAATACTGCGCGATCTATTGGGATCAGCTAGGCGAGATGGCAGCAACCAGGCTGGCAATCACCGAGGCCGCCGCCGAGATCGGCAAGTCTATGGGAGGTTGGGAGTGAGCGACGCACCCATTGAACCCCATGAATACCTCTACGGCGTAAAGGTCGTCCAGATCGAGGACTTGCGGGTGGCACGAGGGCTTACCCGACGCCCCGTTTCATCCTGCCGTCACAGGAAAATGGTCTACGACGAAAAGGAGCGCCGCATCTGGTGCAGCGATTGTGAAACGGAGGTCGAGCCATTTGATGCCTTCATGTACCTGGTCGAGGTGTTTGATGGCGGCCTGAAGGACTTGAACAAGCGGCGCCGTGAGCTTCATGAGGCAGAGCAGTTTGCAATCCGCAGCCGGGCAGCCAAGGTGATCGACGAAGCGTGGCGCAGTACGAAGATGGCTCCGCTTTGCCCGCACTGCAACGAGGCGCTTCTCCCGGAGGACGTTGTAAAGGGAGTTGCCACGGCATCCAAGCAACTGATCATCGCTCGCCGCAACAAGCAGAAACAACCGAAGTAACCCATCCGGGCGCCACTAGCTCTCCCTGAGCTAACCCGGCTGGGCAACCAATCCTACCATCATGCCCTCCCCGGCAATAGCTGGGGTGGAGAGGTATTGCCTATGAGCACCGCAGAGAAAGTCGAGTACGAAGACAAGGTGCCCGAGCAGGTGATGGCGGCACTGCTTGGGATAACCTACCGCGCCCTGCAAACCCGCAGATCAAAACGGCAGATCCCGGAAGGCGTCTGGAACAAGGTCAACGGGAAGATAATCTACAGTCGACGGAGATACGACGAATGGCTCGAAAGCCTTTGGGTATGCCCACCGGGGTGGAAGTCATCGGCAACTCTATCCGTATCCGCTTCATGTGGAACGGAACAAGGAAGTGCGAAACACTCCCCTATCCCGCGACGCAAAAAGGGATTAAGACTGCATCCGGTCTTAGAGATCAGGTAGTCCAGGCCATCAAGCTTGGCATCATGGACGAAGCCAAGTATGCAGAGTTCTTCCCAGGCTCTGCGATTGCGGAATCGGTCAGCAGCCAAATCCCTCTGTTCGGTGAGCATGCGCAACTCTGGCTAGACAGCCGAGAGATCGTGCTTGGCACCCGCAAGAATTACAAGAGCATCCTAAACCAATACTGGATGCCGCATCTCGCAGTAGCCCGGCTTGACCAGATCACCCCTACCCTCCTGCGCCGAATCATCAGCAGCATCGAGTGGACGTCGCCAGGCGTGAAGCGAAACGCGATGTTCAAGCTGTCGACGATTCTGGACTCAGCGGTGAAGGACGGGCTGATTAAGAAGAACCCGATGGCGCCTCTCGAGAAGCCTAGGGTTTCGAAGAAACTGGTGGACCCTTTCACCAGGGACGAAGCAGAACGCATCATCCAACACCTGTACGCGACCCTTGGGAAGTACTCAAGGATCTACGCCGCGCTGTACGAGTTTCTGTTCTTCACAGGGTTGCGGCCTGGGGAAGCTTTCGCCCTCAGATGGGACGAGGTAGACGAAGAGGCCAGGCGCATCCACGTGTGCCGGATCGTCATAGATCGCGGAATCGAAGAGCGCGTAAAGACCAAGCACGAACGCGACGTCCTGCTCAACGAACGCGCCCTGAATGCCCTGGCAGAGGCCAAGCGGATTGCTCGGCTGAAGCGCGTCGCCTCCGTCTCCGAGTTCGCAGTAAGCCCCTTCGTGTTCCCCCCGAGCAAGGGCGGGCTGTGGATCAAGGAGCCAAGTGTTACCATAAAGCACTTCCACGCCGCGCTGGATGCTCTATCCATCCGAAGGCGCCGGCAGTACGACACCCGCCACACATACGCGACCATGTGCCTGATGGCTGGCATGAACCCTGCGTTTATCGCTGGGCAGCTAGGCCACAGCGTGCAGATGCTGCTATCGACCTATGCCAAGTGGCTGAACTCCGCCTCGGATTGGAGCGAGCTGGAGAAGCTACAGACCAGGGTTAAAACTGGTACGGAATTGGTACAGGAAGCAGAGGAAGGCGCGTAA